GCAGGTACAAGCGGAGCATACGGAGCTTAACGGCAAACAAGGCTTGATAGAGAAGTACCTTGAAACTTTATTGCCTCCTGACTGGGAAAACCGGGACCTTGAAAACAGGCTTATGTACTTAAGCGGCGGCTTCGGAAGTGAGGAAAAAGGGACGATGCAGAGAGACCGGGTTTGCGCGATAGAAATTTGGCAAGAGCTTTTTAAGGGCGACCCGAAAACTTTTACGCAGGCGCAGGCTCGGGAGCTTAACGGAATATTGAGAAGGCTGCCAGGCTGGAAAAGCCGGAGCTCCGCCGATTGCGGAAAGTTATACGGCCGACAGCGCGCTTTTATGCGTATTTATGAGGAGCTGGATTGAGGAAAAAGCCCTTGATAAGGATGTAGCACTCCATAAAAGCGAAGTGCTACTCTGCTACAAGTGCTACTCGGGAAAAGTAGCACTTGTAGCACTCCAAAATGAAGTGCTACACAAAGTGCTGCTCAAAAAAGTCAAGTAAAATAAGGCTTTTTCTCACTTTGTAGCAGATGTAGCACTTATTCTATATAGAGTATATAAAAATGAGAATTTAGAGAAGAAATGACTTATTTTACCCTCTCAAATCCTATCTAAACAACATTTATGTTATAGGGAAGCGAAAATCTGCTACAAGTGCTACTTTTACTAATTTCAGGAGGTGCTTTTATGTTAGAAAGTTCATTCGAGAAAACCGTATGTAAATGCATAAAATTATGCGGCGGCCGAGCTTTTAAGTGGGTAAGCCCCGGTTGTCTGGGGGTGCCTGACCGCATTTGTTTATTTCCTGGGGCGCGTGTCGTATTTATCGAGGTGAAGCGGCCTGGCGAAAAAGACGGTTTGAGTCCGAGGCAAAGAAAAATGGCCGATTTATTACGGTCCTTTGGCTTTGAAGTATGGAGGATAAGCGATAAGCAGGAATTACTTTTCAGATTAAGGAGTTTAGGTTATGAGATATGAGCCTTATTATTATCAGGATTACGCAGAGCAGTTTATTTTAGAAAATCCAGAGGCCGGCCTCTTTTTAGATATGGGCATGGGCAAAACGGCGATAACCTTGTCGGCAATAGAAAAACTAGCGCGGGATTATTTTGACGTCGTTAAGGTACTGGTTATAGCGCCATTGAAGCCGGCTAAAGAAACATGGCCGGTCGAATTAAAGAAGTGGGATAACCTCAAAGGCTTAAAGGCTTCTTTAGTAATCGGCACAGAAAAGGAACGGGCGGCCGCTCTTTCTGCTGATGCCGAAATTTATATCATTAACCGCGAGAACGTTCCGTGGCTTGTGAACTTATACCGCAAGCGCTGGCCTTTCGATATGGTTGTGATTGACGAGCTTTCGTCGTTTAAATCAAGTAAAGCGATTCGTTTCAGGGAATTGAAAAAAGTCCGTAAGTATATAAAGCGAATCGTCGGTTTAACCGGCACCCCGTCGCCGAACGGCCTGCTTGATTTATGGGCGCAGGTCTATTTACTTGACGAGGGGAAGGCTTTAGGCAAAACGATAACCGGATACCGTGAGAAGTATTTTCTTCCCGACAAGCGGAACGCGACGACGATTTTTTCATGGAAGATAAAGGACGGAGCCGAGGAGGAAATTTACAAGCGGCTTGACGGCGTTTGTATAAGCATGAAAACCTCGGATTATTTACAGCTTCCCGAGCGGCTAACTATTCAGCATGAGGTGGAATTGCCGTTAAAGGTTATGGAGCAATACCGGCAGCTTGAGCGCGATATGCTGCTGCCATTTTCCGACGGCGATATCGACGCGGGCACAGCGGGCATATTGACAAATAAGCTCTTGCAGTTAAGCGGTGGCTCTGTATATGATGAAAATGGCGGCGTTAAGGATTTTCATGATGAAAAACTTAATAAGCTTGAGCAGTTGATCGAAGAGGCTAACGGCCAGCCGGTTTTAGTCTTTTATGCCTATAAGCATGAACGCAATAAAATACTCGCCCGATTCCCGCAGGCTGTTGACGTGAAAGAGGATACTGCGGTCGCAAAATGGAATGACGGGGATATTCCTATATTGCTGGCACACCCGGCAAGCGCGGGGCATGGGCTTAATCTTCAATTCGGCGGTCACATAGCAATTTGGTATAACCTGACTTGGAGCCTGGAGCTGTACCAGCAGGCAAATAAGAGGCTCCACCGTATGGGGCAAAATGAAACGGTGTTGATTCATCATATCCTAACGGCCGGCACTCTCGACTCATATATTCTTAATGTCGTACTGGCCGGAAAAGAGCAAACGCAGGAAGCTTTAATAGAAGCATTGAGGGCGAGAATAAAGGAGGTACTTGCAGCGTGAGACTGGCAAAAAAACAATTAACGAATATATCCAGGGACCCGAAAGCATTTTTGAATCGGGCGTATCGGACCAATGAGCGTATCACGGCGAAACGTGAACGTATTGAGTCTTGGCGTCAACTCGCCGAATCCATCACAGCTCCGATTAACGACATGCCATCAGGAGGCTCGGGGCCGTCAAAGCTCGTTGAAACAAGCGTATGTAACATCGTTGACCTTCAAAACGAACTTAAAGACGAGATTTGGGAGCTTGTCGAGACACAACGGGAAATCGGGTTTGCGATTCAGGAGCTTGTAGATGACCCGACACATAAGACTTTACTTGAATTACGGTATCTCAACTATCTTAAATGGGAGGAAATCGCGGTGCGGCTTAATATTACTTTCCGCTGGACCATGACGCTACATAAAAGAGCTTTAAAAGAAATTTCGTCGAAAGCGCTCTAATTCACGTAGCTATTGCGATATTATATAAAATGAGATTTTGGAATGCAAGAGCATTTCAATATCAAACTTTAGAAGCTGAGCGCTGGTTAGGGTTATCCCGGCTGGCGCTTGACTTATGTTAATTATCGGCAGTGATTATACAAGGGAGGCGGTGATTGTGGCTAAGTTAACAGATAAGCAAAAGCTCTTTATAACTGAATATCTGGTTGACTTAAACGCCGCCCAAGCTGCAATTAGAGCCGGGTATTCCAAAAAAACTGCCCCGTGGATTGGGGCGGAAAACCTTAAAAAACCTCAAATCCAAGCCGAAATTCAGGCAAGGCAGGAGAAAATACGGGATAAGCTTGAAATCTCACAGGAAAGAATCATACAGGAGCTCGCTGCTATCGCGTTTGCGAACGGCTCGGATTTTGCGGAAGTCGTAGAGTCTGAAAGCGACGGCCTTTTTCAGTCTGTCAAATTCAAGGCAACCGAAAAGCTCCCGGTTGAAAAGCGTTCGGCCATATCGAGTATAAAGTCGGGTTCGGCAGGCATGGAGGTTAAGACGTATGACAAGCTGAAGGCTATGGAGCTTCTTGGTAAATACCTCGGCTACCTTGACGGAAACGGCGATAAAGGTAAGGCTACTTCTTTGGCCGATACGATTATGGACGCCTATGCGAAGCGGAAGGAGGCTGACGAGAAATGATAAGCTCCGACGCTATTTTATATTACGCTGACCGGCCGGTTTACTTTGTAGAGGATATTCTACATGTGACGCCGGACGCCGAGCAGGCAGCAGTCCTTCAATCGGTCGCGGATAATTCCATGACGAGCGTACGGTCAGGGCACGGCGTCGGTAAAAGTGCGGTCGAAGCCTGGACGGCTATATGGTTTATGGCGACTCGGCCGTTTCCTAAAATCCCGTGCACCGCTCCGACACAGCACCAGTTATTTGATATACTTTGGGCCGAGATAAGTAAATGGCTGCGGCATAATCCGGCGCTTGAGCAAGAGTTTGTATGGACTCGTGAGAAAATCTATCTTAAAGGTTATCCCGAAGAATGGTTTGCGGTTGCACGTACCGCGACTAAGCCGGACGCCTTGCAAGGCTTCCATGCCGATAACGTTCTCTATATTATAGATGAAGCGTCCGGCGTAAGTGACCGGATATTTGAGCCGGTACTCGGCGCGCTCTCCACTCCCGGCGCTAAGCTTTTAATGTGCGGAAACCCGACGCAGCTAAGCGGATTCTTTTACGACAGCCACCATAAAAACCGTGCGTCTTATGCCTCACATCATATTGACGGCCGTAAGTCCTCGCGAGTTGATAAGGCGTTTGTCGAGAAGATTATCAATATGTACGGTTTAGACAGCGATGTCTTTCGCGTCCGCGTAGCGGGCGAATTTCCGAAGCAGGACAACGACGTCTTTATCCCGCTGCACCTTGTAGCTAAGGCCACTATGACGGAGCCGGTTAAACGTAAGAAGCCAGACAGCATACATATCGGCTGCGACGTCGCACGTTTTGGCAACGACAAGACGATTATCGGGTATAAGGTTGACGAGCGTGTTTTCCCACTGAAAAAGCGGAACGGGCAAGACCTTATGAAAACGGCCGACGATATTATTATGCTTGGCGAAAGCCTGATTGAGCAATACGGCTATACCGAAAAAATCCCGGTGAAGGTTGACGACGGCGGACTCGGGGGCGGAGTGGTTGACAGGCTTAGGCAGATTAAAAAGCATGACCCCGAGCGTTTTCGCTGGCTTGAGATATTCCCTGTTAATTTTGGAGCCCGGATAAAGCATAAGCACTATCATGACAGCACGTCCTATATGATGGGCATTGTTAAAAAGCTGCTTATGCCGCATGACGAGGACGGGACCGAAAAGCCGGTTGAACTTATCTTACCGGACGACGACGACCTTATCGGCCAGTTATCTACCAGAAAATACGAGTTGACCTCGAATAGCAAAATAAAGGTAGAAAGCAAGGAGGAATACAAGAAGCGCGTTAACGGTATCGGCAACTTAGGCGGTGCGTCACCTGATGAAGCAGACTGCATTCTCTTGCTATGTTTACCGGTACGGATAAAGAAATAATGTGCGGTACGCACGAAAGCAAGGAAAATGTTCGACTGAAAACGTCGCGTCCAGGAACGCTGACCGGTCGAACGGCTCTTTATAGGAAGGAGGAAAGCCAAACAATGGGCAATAAAATGGGGCGCATAGCGACGCATATTATTAAAGCGGCTACGGCGCCGATAACTAAGGCCGATAAACCAACACAGGTATCGGGACAAAGCAATGCCTCAATTTGGGCTACCCCGTCCGTAGATCAACGCGGCTTAAAGGTGATGGTGTCGCAATCTTCCATACTGCCGCAATGCATCAGGGCCTACAAGAACAATATAGCCGGCTTCGGTATCGGCGTCCGTTATAAAGAGGATTATCCCGAGGAAACGCTAGAGATGATAGATGAATTTACGCGCGCCGAGGAAATAATCGAGCTCCTTAATATGGATATGGACACGAAGGAAATATTTGAGGACGCTATCGAGGCACGAGAGACTTACGGCGTATCATATATCGAGGTTATGCGTAATCTTGCCGGCGAGGTTACGGGGGTTGAATTTATTAAGGATACGCCATCAATCCGCAAGACTACGCCGCTTGAACCCTACATTGAAATAGAGTATACCTTTTGGACAGATATGGAAAAACGTCCTCGGTCGCGGCGCAAGCCTAAAATCCCGGCTAATGTCTCGGAACCCGGCACCAAAATTTATACGCCCCGTATTGAAAAGCGGCCGCGTAAATTCTGTAAGTATAAGCAGGAAATCAGCGGCAAGGTCGTTTACTTTAAAGAAATCGGCGACCCGCGTATAATGAATAAAGCTACCGGCGATTACCTGAAAGACGGCGAGACGCTGGACCTTGATAAGCAGGCAAATGAAATTCTTGAGTTTGCTATCGGTACGGAGACATACGGGGAAGTACGCTGGATAGGCCAGGTACTCGGAGTAGACGGAAGCCGTAAAGCCGAGAATCTGAATAACCGGTATTTCGAGGAAGGCCGGCATACCCCCCTTCTTATTATGATTAAGGGAGGCACGCTGACGGAAGACAGCTTTTCTAAGCTCCAGCAGTATATGAACGACATTAAAGGCGAAAAAGGCCAGCACGCCTTCATTATACTTGAGGCTGAAAACGCTGATAACAGTACAGCTCTAACCGACGAGAAGCAGCCGGAAATTGAGATCAAGGATTTGGCGTCGATTTTGCAAAAAGATGAATTGTTTCAAGATTATCTTGATAACAACCGGCGAAAGGTGCAATCATCCTTCCAACTTCCTGACCTTTACGTCGGATATACGACCGACTTTAACCGGGCGACCGCGCAGACGGCTATGGAAGTTACGGAAAAGCAGCTCTTCCAACCGGAGCGCCGCAGTATCGCATGGGCCATCAACAATAAGCTTCTTAACGGGTACCAGTTTCAATATGTCGAGGCTTATTTTCTTGAGCCCGATATTACGAATCCCGACGACCTTGCTAAAATCCTTAACGTAACGGAACGGGCCGGCGGCCTTACGCCGAATAAGGCGAAAGAGATAACTTACTCGCTTATGGGTGAAATCTCAGAAGACTATACCGGAGACTGGGGAGATACGCCGCTTCAATACCTTAAAAGCGTTATGACCCCTTCGGAAATCGCGCCGCCTGCAGGTTTAAGTACACAGCTTACGAAGCAGATACAAAAAGCGGCGGCCGACAATAACGACGCAGTTGTTGCCGTGATGAAGGAGGTCCGTGACGTTCTTACCAGACTGGGGGCGGTAACATGATTTGCGGTTGCGGAGCACTTATAAAAGCGATTGACGCATATATTGAAAAAGCGGACGGCGACCTTGAGGATACTCTCGACGAAGCCGGCTTTATTGATGTTGAGGATACGGTAAAAGAAATCGCAACGCTTGAGGACCGTGTTGCTCGGGCGCTGAAAAAAGAAACGAAGTATATTATTGACGCCGCGGAGCAGGCTGATAACCTTACGGCATTTGCGGCCGCCTGGGACGAGAATAGGCTCGGTGATACTATTGACGAAAAACTCCGTAAAATATTTCTTGAGGAGTTTACGACCATAATACCGAAACTCACGGCGGGCTATATCGCATTGAGTGACCCGGAGCTTGCGGCGGCGAGCGTTACCAAGGCTGTAAACGTACAGATTGATAACGAGGCCGCTGTTGCGGATATAACTAAACGGACAACCGCATGGGCAGAATCGTGGAGCACAGAGCTGAGCGGACTGATGAAGCTTACATCACATGAGGAGATACAAAAAATCCTCGTAACGGGTCTCCGGGAAGGCCAGGGCGTAGCCGAATTTACGAAGGCGATTCTTGACAGCGGTATCCGTGACGAGTATTATAAAGCCCGGCGCGTAGCGATAACGGAGACGCTGACGGCACATTCTGTCGCACAGCAGGAGTCTTTTATTCAAAGCCCCGCCGTAGAGGAAAAGGAATGGATACACACGGGCTCATATCGTAACACACCTCGCGAGAATCATGTTGCTATGAGCGGGCAACGTGTTCCGACTGCCGCCGTTTTTCGTTTGGAAGGTGCGGACGGCATAATATATTACCCATTGTATCCGAGGGATGCCAGTGAACTTCCGCCTGGTGAGCGGGTAAATTGCCATTGCATATCTCAGCCGATTGTATCCGAGGATATTTTAGGCTTATCGATAGAGGAACGCCGCGAGTTGCAGGCTCAGGCGATTGCCAATGACGACGCCGCCTGGGAAAAGGAGCTTGACGCACAGAACAGGGCGAAAGCCGGGATTGAGGAAGTTCCCGATAATATTGCCCCGTATACGAAACCCGAAAAAGATGATATAATAAGTATAAGCGACTACGGTCATACGGATACCGTCGACCGTCGGCCCGGTGATTCTCTTAGTCTTTTTACAGACGCCCAAGGAAATCTTACGGCCGAGCGCGAAGCCCTTCACCGCAGCATAATCAATGAAACCTTTAGCGGTGTTACGCCGGCAGACGGTCAAGCAACATTTACAATGATGGGCGGCGGCAGTGCGTCGGGTAAGAGCACCATGATAAACGGCGGCGCGGTAACTTTACCCACAAACGCGGTTATGCTCGACAGCGATGCCATAAAAACGAAGTTACCCGAATATATTAACATGGTAGCGGCAGGCGACGACCTTGCTGCGCCGTTCGTGCACGAGGAAAGCAGCGCTCTCGCTAAACGTATGCTCGGTATCGCAAATAGCGGAAATTATAATGTTACGCTTGATGGGACTGGTGATGGCAGCATAGCGTCATTGACAAAGAAAATCATGGACGCAAAAGACGCCGGAATGACCGTAAAAGGCGTATATGCGACCGTCCCGACTGAAACCGCTCTCGAACGGTCTATACTTAGAGCGGCAAAAACCGGGCGCAAGGTGCCGGTTGACGCAATAATCGAAATTCATAGTAAAGTCTCCGAAGTTTTACCGCAGTGTGCGTCGTTATTTGATGCCGTGGAACTTTACGATACGACAAACGAGGCGCTACTTATAGCGACAGGCGGAAACGGCCGAGGCTTAACAGCCGTACCCGGACAGGAAAGTTTATTTGAAGCGTTTCTCGCAAAAGCCACAGTCGATAAGTAAAGGGGTGAGAAGCATGAGCGACAGAGGTATAAAAATATATATGTTTGCATTAGACGCAGCAGCGGGTAAACCGACGGCAGTGGAGTCGTTATGGTTTGATCCACCATTGACTGCGGAAGAGCGGGAATATTATGATAAGTTATATGCTGAAATAACAGCAGAGAATGCGAGAGCTAAAGCCGAAGGCCGGCAGATTTTTTGGGATATTCCGTTTGACCCGTAAGAGTTTTCGCAATATGTAAAAACGCCGTTCCGGCAAGGGGCGGCGTTTTTATGTTCACTCGCGGCTGTCTTCCATATTATCGAGCGCGTAGATAATACATTGATTGATAATCTTGTTAAAAGAAACACCGGACTCCTCGCTAAGTAAGGTAAGCCGGTCGAATAATTCGGCCTTAAGTCGGATTGTACGGCTGATAGACTGGATTTTACCATTTGTTTTGTCAATTTCAAATTTGTCCATTTTTTTAATCACTCCTTTGCACTTTCTATTGTACTCTTTTACTAATTGTAGTAAAATGTACATAATTGAGATACTTTTTTAAGCTCAAATATGTGTACAAATGGAGGTGAATAAGTTCGACCGAAAACGACGCCACTTGGCAGCGCATTCAGTTGAACAGAAAATGGAGAGAAAAACATGGACACGGGAGGCTATTATAGTAGCGTTTGCGATGTATTGTGTAACGCCAATGTCGAAAATAAATCGAAATAATAAGTTGATTCAAGAAGTCGCAGAGCTTATCGGATACCCCCTCGGCTCATTGGTAGCGCGAATGCAAAACTTTAGAACGCTTGACCCGCATATGCCCTCTGGCTTAGGGCATACTGCTAAGATGGATAAGGCTATTTACGAGGAGTTCCGGCACGACTGGGGCGAATTAAGCGTACAGGCCGAGCAAATTACCGGGCTTGACCTTTTTAACGCGGACCCGATAAATGGAGCGAAACGCATATCAGACCTGACCGACCATAAAAAAGTAACGCACGAGCGGTATTTCTTCCGCATCGCAGTATTATCGGCATACGAGTATAGGTGCTGCATATCGGGGCAGACGCTTCCTAATATGCTTGTAGCGAGTCATATAAAACCGTATAAAGCTTGCCGGAGCAGTAATGACCGGATAACACCGGAAAACGGACTATGCTTAAATGTCTTTTATGACAAAGCTTTTGACTCGGGGCTGATTACAGTTGATCACGACTTGACGATTCGGGTATCTAAAAAGGTAGATGATTATGCGGATGCCTTTACGGAAAAATGGCTTATTGGCTTACGTGGCGAAAGCATATTGCTTCCCGAACGATTCCGACCGCAAAAGGAATTTCTTGAGTACCATAACAAGAAAGTTTTTAAGGGCTGAGCACAAATTTTACTAATATTGAGAATAGACAGGCAATAGCATAAACCAGTAAAATAAAGTAAATACATAGGAGGTACGCAAATGTTCGGTAAAAAAGAAAATAAAGCGGAGCTTGGCATTCAAAAGGTACTTGAAAGAATGCAGAGCTTTACGATTACGGCAGGGTATTCATTTGAGGGGCGCCCAATCCAAAAGTATAATGCTCCTGTCTGCGGTGAAACCTTGGCCGGTGCGATTGTAGGTACAGCAGCTATTCCGACCAATCCGGGCATACCGTTTTCAGGCGCACTCGATAAACAAGCCGAGGGAATCGACGCGGCGAGGTATGCCGTACTGGACCAGCTTCTTGATAAAGCTGAATCCGCCGGTGCCAATGCACTTATCGGGCTCGCTTTTCAATATGTCGTCGTAGAAAAGAATGGCTTGCTTGTTATGGCAAGCGCGACGGCGGTAACTATCTGATAAGCTAGATGACAACTTTATACTTACCCTTAAAAGGGCCGCAGATACGCGGTTCTTTTTTGCGTTTAAGGAGGTGGTCCGTATATATCTCGCAGGGCGCGGCGTCATGCGTCCGACTTTGAAAGGAGGTGAAAGGAAAAATGCCTGATATTAAGAAAGCAATCGAAATCAGCGACGCGAAAATTCAATTTATCTCGCTCGTAGACAAAGCCGCCAATAAGCGGCAATTTTTAGTTACAAAAGCAAAAGATGGGGGCGCTCAATTCTCTACACTCGGCAAAATCCTCAAGGTAGACGCCGAGGCGCACTATATTACCGGTGTCGTTTACGAGCCGCTTGTCGAGGACTCTCACGGTAATTTTATGACTGAGGACGAAATCAAAAAGGCGGCGCACTGGTTTGCGAAAAATGGTGATAAGGTGGACTTGCAGCATAGTTTTGAAGCCGTTGACGGCATAGCGGTAGTTGAAAACTATATTGCGCCATGCGATATGCAAATCGGCGACGAACTCGTCGCAAAGGGCACCTGGCTTATTACCGCAGAAGTAACTAACACCGACGTATGGTCGGCGGTCCAAAAAGGTGAGATTACCGGCTTTTCAATGGGAGGACTCGGAAAATACAGCGAGGAGGACGTTCCTTTGGACGAAATTGAAAAAACCACCACGGATAAAAAGGGATTATTTAAAAAGTTAGCCGGCTTATTCGGCCTTGACGTGGTAGAAAAAGGTGCAATGGCGGACGCGTACCGGGAAAGCATGAAAGGCTCAAGCTTCTGGAATGCTTTTTATACTCTTGAAGATATGCTTTATCGGTATAACTGGGTTACAGACCAGTATGAGTTCCAGAGCGACGAAACGTCAATCCGGGAGGCCCTGGCGGACTTCTCTGCTATCATTACCGAAATACTGACCAGCCAGAATATTGCAAAGGCGCTTACGGTAGCCGCTCCTGTCAATAAGGCGGGCAAGAAAATCTCAAGCGCCAATATGGAAAAGCTTGACGCAGCTTATAATGCGTTAACCGAGCTCCGCGACAAGCTCGCGGACGAGGAAGAAACCGAAAATATCGAAAAGGAGGAACTTGACTTGAAAAAGGAAGAAGTACAGGCAATTGTTGAGGAAAGCGTTGCAAAAGCGCTTACCCCGTTCGTAAAAGCTCTTGAAGCTGGTGCCGAACCCACTGGCGCAAATTCGGCACAATCTGGCACACAGCAGGAGCCCACAGCCGAAGCGGTTACGAAGGAAGAAGTTGCGGCTATGGTTGAGGAAGGTATCGCGAAAGCACTTACCCCGCTACTTAAAGCTCGTGGTATCGCTAATAACCTGAACGGCGAGCAGCAAAGCATTGAGAAGTCCGGCGAGCAACACTTTTTAACCGGTATTCTCTAATTTGAAAAACTATAAAATAAGGAGGATTTATAATTATGCCTACTAACGCTACTCTTATCAGGAAAGCGGGCACACTCGTAACAGGGGACGTAACTTCCGGACTGCTTAACCCGGAACAATCCGCTAAATTCCTGAAAATGACCTTTGAGGCAACACCTCTCGGCGCACTGGTCCGTACAGAGAACCGCCGCGCTAAATCCGGCGAAATTGATAAAATCGGTATCGCGTCTCGCATTCTGCGGAAGAAAACTGAAAACACTGACGACGGTTACCGTGCAAAGCCTAACTTCGGTGCGGTTGAGTACGCTACTACTGCCGTTCGCCTGCCTTGGGAAATTACCGAGGAAACGCTCCGCGAGAATATCGAGGGCCAGGGTCTTGAGGCAACCATAACGGACCTTATGACTCAGCAAATCGGTATAGACCGTGAGGACCTTTGCATTAACGGCGATACAGCGACGCCTGCCAGTGACGACGATTACGATTTTCTGAATGTCAATGACGGCTGGGTAAAGCAGATGTTGAATGGTGGCCACGTCGAGGACCGCACCGCTAAGAGCGGCGGCGCCATGAGCATTGACCTGTTTTACGACGCGCTGCGGCAAATGCCTAACAAGTACAACAATGGTAAACTTCGCTGGCTCATGTCACCGCACAGGCAGCAGGAATGGGAGCGCTATATTCTTGACAAGGCCATTACTGTAGGCGGCATTATCAGCGACAAGCGCGTTGAGAATCCCGTCTCCATTCCGGCCATTCCTGTTCCGGCGTTGCCTGACGACAAAATTATTCTTGCCAATCCGCAGAATCTTATTGTCGTAAGCACTTACGACGTTAAAATTCGTAAAACTGTCGAGGGTAAGGAAGCCATTATGCAGGATAAGCGCTTTTATGTCGTTCATTTCGACTTTGACCCCATCATTGAGGAGCTTGACGCTACTGTTATTGTCAAGGGCCTTAAAGCACTTTAATAGGAGGGCTGAAAATGTATCATTTGAGACTAAATAAAGGACTCTCCTATTCCGGTGTTGTTTCCGCGAGCAAAAGAGAGCCCGACGTTTTCGTTGAGGACGCGTCCACGGTTGACCAGGCGCTCGATACGGGCTACTTTGTGCTTATAGAGGGAAATACTAAGGCCCCTGAGCCTAAAGCTCCCACAGGGACGATTACGGCGCTCGATACAATGTCCGGAACGGCACTCAAGGAATACGCAAAGCAAAACGGTATCGACATTAAGGGGCTTACCCGTGTGGACGATATTCGGACCCGTATTCTGGAGGCTGAGGCTGCTAAAAACAGCGACGGAAATACTGAAACCGGCGACAACGTGCCGGACGGCTCCGAGAATGACGATGACACTGCTAATCAATTTATAAGCGGCGATGGCGAAAACGAAGGCGGCGGCGCTTCCAAGTAAAGGAGGCGATTCTTTATGGCTGTACGTCCTTGGGTTACACCTGCAGAGGTTAAAGACTATACGGACAAACAGAAAGTCAAAGACCGGGCCGACACTAAGATGGCAATTGATATTACGCGAGCGGAACAATATGTTATTAACTATACGCACAACCGTTTTGACGACGCCGAAAAATATCCCGATATGCCGGTTGAAGTCAAGACGGCTGTAATTCTTATCGCAGAGGTTTACGGCAATACTTCGGCCGAGGGAAAAAGCGAATATAAAAGCGAGTCGTTCGACGACTATTCCTATACCGTCGCCGATACGGCTACAAAGCTTGAAAATCTTGACCTCGGGCCGCTGCTTGACGAATTCATTACCGAGGCTCCGCGAAACGCCATAACATTGAAAATGCGCAAGCTGTAAAGGAGGGCGGGCATATGTCGTTTGAGACGCTTTTAGACCATAAATGCGACATTTATCACATGCAAAAGACAAGCAAGTCGCCCGGTTATAACTTGCCCCCCTCTCCGTCGTTTTCATACCCGGAAACGCCGGATATTTCCGCGGTGCCGTGTCATTTCAGCACGAAAAGCGGCGTTACTGTTATTCAAGCTGAGCCGCAAGCAAAATACGACGCGAAAATCAAGCTTGTCCTCCCATCCGGGACCGATATACGCCTTAACGATAAGATAGTGGACGGCAATACCGGCTATGAATATACCGCCGAAATTCCGCGCGGCGTGCGGGAACACCATATAGCCGTGCTCTTACACCGTTCAAGTAAACAGGAGGCGCTGTAATGGCTGAAAAGGTTATCAACTTCGATTTTAGCGAGTTTCAGACCTTTTTCGTGAGGCTCCGGCAAGCGGCGGGCGGTGACGTTAAGAAGGAGCTCGCTCTTTTTCTTGAAGGCATGGGCTTTGAATTTTTACGAATTGTGGAGGACGAAATAATCAGGCGCCAGGTTATGGATACGCGCTTGTTACTCAACAGCTTCCATAAAGGCGGCGATAACAATGTTTGGGAGTTTGACGAAAACGGCTTGATGCTTGAAGTCGGCAGTAACGTAAAGTATGCGGCGTACGTGAACGACGGGCACTGGACCAATAAAAAAGGCGAGGAGTCGCGGTTTATTCCCGGACGCTGGGAGGGCGACCGGTTTATCTACGAGCCGGGCGCGAAAACCGGTATGGTCCTTAAGCAAAAATGGGTGGAAGGAGCGCATTACTGGGAAAGTGCTATGCGTATTTTTGAGAACATGTTCCCGGATTTGCTTGATGCAAAAATGCAAGACTGGATTAACGAATATTTCAGTGATTTTATGTGAGGTGAGGCTATGCAGCTTGAACAGGAAATAGCGAGTACTATCAAATACACGCTTATACAGGCAGGGAATCCCTCGCCATACTATGACGAGACGCCTAAGGACTTTCTTGTTCCGGCCGCGTATTTCCCGCCGCCTGAAATCTCGTCCCGGGGCGATACCTTATTAACGTACGCGATAAGCTACGTTTGGTTTATTAAATTCTTTCATTCAGACACGCCGTCCGCTTATGCACTCGGCTTATCTGTTTTAACTGCGTTGCAAAGTGGTAGAAATGTCATCCCATTGATTAATGTCGATGGAAACTATACGGGGCGCGGGTTCAGGTTAAAAGACCCGTCATTAAAACGAATCGACGGAGCGTCTGGCGCGGCGCAGCTTACGTTGTCGTGGGATAGTCCGCGGCCGTACCACGACGAGCCGACACAAAAAATGATGGTCTATGACCTTAATATATACAGTCGGGCCGCTTTTGAGGCGGCTACTCGGCAGATAGGAGGCTTATAATGGCAAAAACAACAGCGGCGGCGCTTGAGCCGGAAGTTAAGACTGAAAAAGCCGAAACGACGGCCGCGCCTTCGAAATTTAAAATCGAGCGGCTGCGCAGGGATTGCTTACGTCTTTTCGGCGTAACGTTCAGCACCTTTGACGGTGCAACATTCGGGCTTACCGATATGTATACTGTTGAGGAAATGCACGGCATTATTGACAATTGGCAGAATAAGCAGGTAATACCTGCAAATAAAAAGGAGGGTAATTAACTATGGCGGGAGGTAATTTTGACAAGCTCGCCGGTAAAACCCGTCCGGGTACTTATATCAATTTTGAGAGCACCCGGCAGGATACAATCGGCATTAGTGAAAAAGGAATCGTTTTGCTTCCTCTTATCGGCCATAGCTACGGCCCCGGCAAGGAGTTTATTTCAATCACTTGCGGCGCGCCGGACGCGAATATGGCTAAACTCGGATATAGCATTTACGACAGCAACTCAAGCTCTTTACTCATCAGGGAAGCTCTGAAGAATGCTGTCGAGGTTATCGTGTATATTCCAAAAGAAGGAACAAAAGCAAAAGGCACGGCCGGAACGCTTATGGGTACGGCTAAATACGGCGGAGCCAGAGGTAATGACTTCCGTTTTTCCGTAGTGGAGAATCCTATTAACGGCTTCGACGTGTCTGTCTACCTTGACGCGGATATTATGGCGGAGTATGAAGGCATAAGCACAGTTGAAGAATTGAATACGAACGCAAACGACTGGATTGACTTTTCCGGTACCGGCGCATTGACAGCTGCGCCCGGCGTTAAACTGACCGGAGGCATAGACGGCACTGCGTCAAACGCTGATATTACCGCATTTTTAGATGCGGCAGAAGGACAGAAATGGAATACTCTCGCGTTTCCGCTTATGGCAACCGGCGAAACGGGCGACAACGTTCCTGCGCTTCTTGAAGCGGTTAAAACCAAAATTAAATATCTCCGCGAGCAGGTCGGTAAATATCGCAAAGCGGTTGTCGCAAAATTCTATTCCGATTATGAGGGCCTTATTAATGTGACAAACTCTGTTATCCTCGCAGACGGAACGCAACTTACTCCTGCACAGGCGACTGCTTGGGTAGCGGGTGTTGACGCCGGTGCGAAGAACACAAAGAGTAACACCTACGAAAAGTATAACGGTGCTGTTGATATCGTCGAGCAGAAGAATCATGCGGAGGCGGTTGCGGCAATTAATAAAGGCGAGTTTTTCTTCTCGTTCTCCGAGGCTGGCGACGTCGTGGTCGAGTATGACATTAACAGCCTCGTTACGTTTAATAAACCGAAGGATAAAACCTATCGCAAAAATCGCGTGCTTCGCGTATTCGATTCCTTCGGTGAAAGCGTAATGCTTAACTTCCCGCCTAACAAATACGACAACAGCCCGACCGGGTGGGATATTATGGAAGGTATCGGGAAGGCACTGCTTTCGCAGTTTGAAGAGGTCGGAGCTTTGAAAAACGTAGATTACGACAACGATTTTCTTGTTGACCGCAGCGCAAGCTCTGGTGACGAAACGTATTTCAATATCGGCCTTGAGCCCGTGGATAGCGCTGAAAAACTGTTCTTCACAATTAAAACGAGGTAAAGGAGGTAAACGACTATGCTACAGGAATACAACAAAAGCCCTATCAGCTTGCGCGAAGGAAAAGTTTTTATCGACGGTGTGGAAGTCATGGACGGCGTTAAATGCGAAATCACCTTTACGCCTGAGGTATGGTCCGGACGTCAGCTTGGCGAGCAGACCAAATCCAACCGCTGGATTGGTTACGCCATTGCCGGAAACATTACGCGCAGACGTTCGACGCCCTGGATTAAGGACGTCATTAAGAAGTATAAATCTACGAAGAAAACGCCGGAAATGACGATTCAGGGTATCATGGACGACAAGAACAGCGACTACTATTCTGACTATGGAAGTGATACCATCACGGTGGTCGGCTGCGTACTGACCGGCGATTTGCCGCTCACCAGACTTGACAGTGGCGGAGAAATCGTAGACGACAATATCGCATTCAGCGGAAAGGATATTGTATAATTGACGGCCCCGCCGAGGAGCCGAATGTTTTTGAAAAGGAGTAATTACTTATGACTGCAAATAAAAAAGACCTCAGGGTTTTCATGCGCGAATCTGCGAAAACCGAGGAAATCGTCACGGCTCCCGGTCCCGATACCATTCTGGGCGAGGACGGCAAGCCGGTTACGCTTGAGATTAAGGTCCTGAGCAGCGCCACCATTCAGAAAATAAATGACAACTACAAGAAGCGCGCCATTGCGGTTGACAAAAAGGGAAATCCTATTGTCGCTAATGGCGAGGTCGTTTTCAGGAGCGAGAAAGATAACATCAAGGCTTCTATGCACATTCTCGTCGAGGCCCTTGTATACCCCGACCTGAAAGACCCCGACCTTATGGCTTTTTACGAGTGCCGCGATATTACGGAAATGCCCTTTAAGGTTTTCCCGCGCTCGGACGAATTTGCACATGTTAACCGCGTCGTGATGGCTGCGCTTGGCCTCGGGAACGAAGTCACGCGGGAGGATAAAGAGGAAACTCTCGACGACATAAAAAATTAATCGCCGAGCAGGGCTCGGACGCATATTGGGCACATGTTCTATGGCAGAAACATGATTTACCTATGGAAGTATTTCTTGACTGGCCGTGGCGAAAACGACTTGCTTATATCGCGTCCGAAGTCTATGAGTGCGAGCACCCTGTTCGGCGTGACAGTTTATATCTGAAAGTGAAAGGAGGTGGCTGACGATGGCTGTAATGTCTGCGGTATTTAAGGGCGTTGACGAAATAAGCAGTATTTTTGACCGGATGGCGAGCAGCGGCTCCCATGCGGTTGAACAATGGGAAGGCGCAGGCTCCGTCGCCAATACAGCCTTTAGCCAGGCGGCAAGTAGCGCTGATAATACGACTAAAGCCATGCAGGAAGCTGCCTCTTCTACCGACCATTGGACTTCCGCACTCGGCACTTATGACAAGGGCGCAATGGAAGCGGTTTATACCACGAAAGAGCTTGTCGATATAGGCTATAAAACGCAGGCGGCGCTTGATGAAGAAGCGAAAACGGCCACGGCGTGCGCACAGGCAGCCGACCAGCTAACAAAGGCAACGGACGCAGCTACCTCGGTACAAGAGGAAATGACAAAGGTTAGCGAGGAAGCCTCCCGCGTTATGGAAAAAGTCGCGGATAGCGATAAGGTATCGGCAGAAACGAAAGAAGAATTATCCCGCACGTCCGATAACCTCGCACAAGCCTCTGCTGAATTGACCCGTGCGCAGGAAGAAGCAGCCCGAGCCGCAGAGGAATTGGCAAAGGCTACCGGTACGGCGGGCACGAGTCAAGAGGACTTAGAATCTGCGGCGGAGCGCGCCGCTCACGCGGCCGACGACTTAGCTGCGGCGAATCAAAATGCGACGTGCGCTACTGATGAAATGGCTGCGGCCACGACCAAAGCCACCAACGAACACGAAAAATTAGGAACTTTTGGCCCGGACGCTATTAAGGCAATCGAGGACGTTCTTGTCGCAGCTGGTATTGCGAAACTTGTAAGCGAAATTACCGAAACGGTTATCGCGCTTGTAAACGAGTTTTCAAATGCCGAGGCCGTTATCGTAAAAGCGACCGGTGCGACCGGCGCGCAGCTTAATAGCCTTTCGGCTTCTATGATGAACGTCTACGCCGTTTCAAAAACCGGCGACCTTTCTACCGTTGCCGGAGCCATCGGCGAAATAAATACGCGCCTCGGTTTGCAAGGCGATGAACTCGACCAAGTTACGAAGCTATTCATGGACTACTCGCAGATAACTGGTTCGGACGTCGTTGGTTCGGTCCAGAGCGTTACAAAGATTATGAAAAACTGGGGCGTCGAGGTTGATAATACCGAGGGCTTACTCGACCGCTTGGCAATCGCCGGGCAGGCGTCCGGCATGTCGGTTGATTCGTTAAGCGATATGGTCGTCCAAAACAAGGCGACCTTACAGCAATTAGGTTATGGGCTTGACGAAAGTATCGCGTTGCTTGCTATGTTTGAGTATGAAGGCTTGAACTCCTCCTCTATCATGATGGGCTTCCGTTCGGCCGTTACCGGATTTTCCGCAGACGGCCGTGACGCTTCTACGGCCATGCAAGAAGTCATTGAAGAAATAAAAAATATATCTGACGAAAGCGAAGCTACGTCTCTTGCGATTAGCACGTTCGGAAGCCGTGCAGGCGCCGAACTTGCCTATGCAATTAGGAACGGCAAATTTGAGATTCAAGACTGGATTGACACGATAGACGGCGCAGATGGCACACTCGCGACGACGGCGAACGCGGCGACTACCCTTGAGGAAAAATGGACGCAGGCGTCTAATAAAATGAATACTGCTTTTTCAAATACGGTAAGCCCGGCGGTAAATGCCATATCGTCGGCATTTGCGGGACTCGTAGGCGGAATCGGCGACTTTCTAACTCAGCACCCCGTCGTTACGGCAGCGCTTACGGGTATCGCGGCGGGAATACTTGCGGTCGCCGCCGGTATCGCTATATATAAAACGGCTACGACTATCGCGACGGTGGTAACGGCGCTTTTCGGCACGACATTATCAGTTGCCTTGTGGCCTATTACGCTTATCGTCGCCGGTATCGCAGCACTTACCGCAGGTTTGATTTTGCTCTTTAACTGGCTTGGAAATGCAAATCAAGAGTTTGACAGCCTCACGACGACATCCAAACAGCACTATACTGCCGTGCAGGACCTTAACAGTGAATACGAGCGGTCCGTTGAGTTATACGGCGAAAACTCCGAAGAAGCGCAAAGGTTGGCAGCCGAGCTTGAAACGGCGCGCGCCGTTTACGAAGCTAACAAAATGACGATTGAGGAGTTTGTCGCCGCAAACGATAAGTTGCTCGAAAGCCACCAGAAAATTGTTGACTGTTATAGCGACGGTATGGAAAATATTGCCAGCGAGGAAAAGAGCTCTACCGCACTTATCGCGAAGCTTTCGGAGCTCTCGTCTAAAACGGAGCTCACTGCGGCCGAACAGCAGCAAATGTCGGCGATAGTCGATAAACTCAATACGCAAATGCCGGAGCTCGCTCTTGCGTATGACAAAGAAACTGGTGCGCTCAATCGCTCGGTTGATGCGGTTAAAGCTTTGGCGAAAGCGCAGGCAGACCAGCAGCGCATAGAGACGCAGCACCAGACGTACGTTAGCGTGCTGGCCGAGGAGGCTGACCTTAGAGACCAACTTGCCAAAGCTGCTGAGGAACAGGCAGCGGCACAGGAACGGGCGGACCTGGTTGGCGGCATGGGTTGGTTCGGTAAGTCAAAGCAGGCAAAAAATGACCTTGCGGACTTCAAGGCTGAACAGGAACGCTTACAGGCTGCGCTTAATGAAAATCTTGCGTTACAGGCAGAGACCGAAAAGGCGTTTGAAGAATATGCTCACGTTGCAGAAGAAGCTGCAAAAGCCACGGTTAGTTATGAAAACGCCGTAAACAGCTCCATTCAAGGCGTTGCTGAGGATATGAATAAGCTTATTGAGAGTTATGATAATGCTTATGAATCGGCGCGTAGCAGTATTGACAGCACAATCGGCTTATTTGACAAAATGGCGACCAAGTGCGACTTATCTATAAAGGATATGCTCGGAGCTATGCAAAGTCAAGTCGCTTATCTTGAAACGTATACCGAAAACCTTCGGAAAGCTGCCGAGTACGGACTTGACGAAGGACTGATTGCGTCCTTGAGCGACGGCAGCGAGGAAAGTGCCGGCTACATTAACAAGATTATCCGCGAAATGGAAAAACTCGGCGGTACGACCGAAGAAGCCCAGGCTTTCGCCGAAAAATTCAATACTGCATTTAAGGACGTCGAAACCGCAAAAGACGAATTTGCCGGTACTGTTGCCGAAATGGAAACCGACTTCAGCTCTAAGATGGACGAAATCGAGGCACGGATGACCGAGGCTATCGATAATATGGTTATGACAGACGACGCGGCCGAGGCCGCGAAAGAAACCATAGACGCATATGTCCAGGCAATTAAGGACGGCACGACCAAGGCGCGGTCCGCCGCTGAAGGCGTCGCGCAGGCTGCGGCTGCAGCATTATCGCCTAAAAACATCTCGCTTGTCGGCGTTCCGGGATTTGCGGCAGGCACTATTGACGCCCCGGATATGTTTATAGCGGGTGAAAATGGACCGGAGCTTATCGTCGGCGCAGGCGGCAGCACCATTTTTCCGGCGGAGGAAACGAATAAAATCCTCGCGGCGGCCGGCGACGTACCCGTCGACACAGCCGTCCCGGATGGCTTTACGCTCAATGGCGGTGGGAACGACATACTTAATACTGCCAATGAAAAGAAAATCACGCTTGACATTAACGGCAGCGGTGAAATTGACGTAACCGGCGTTGACGAGGAAACCGTTTGGGATATTGTCGCACCTAAGTTAAAAACCGCATTTATGGGTATCGTCAAGCAGGAAATATTTGAGGAGGGAGACCGCGCTTATGGCTTCTAAATACCAAATGTGGCTAACGCATAACGGGGAAAGCGAAAAACTACGCTTCCCAATCCTCCCGGAGTCCATAACCGTAAAAAACGGGAGCCTGAACAAAAGCGTTAGTATCGCAGGGCTGGGTGAGATTGTTATTAAGCAGGACCGCCCGGCCCTTGGCATTGAGTTTAGCTGCTTCTTTCCGGCGACGCCTTTCCCGGGCGTTCAGTTTACCGACCTTACGCCGCCAAAAACGATTAAGGACAAAATAATGAGCTGGAAAGACAGCGACAAGCCCTCACACTTCCTTCTCACGGGAACCAGCCTCAATATGTATTGCACGATTGAGAACTTCCCTTGTACGGAGCAGGGCGGCGACATAGGGACTATTTATTACTCGCTCGTACTAAAAGAATACCGTGAAGTTTCGGCCCGGCAGGTTAAGGTTGAAGCATCAATTAAAAAGGCCACCCTGCCGGCCGAAACTCCCACCCGCACCGATAACCGAGTCGAGCAAAAAACGTATACAGTAGTCAAAGGCGATTGCCTTTGGAATATTGCGGCAAAACAACTCGGCTCGGGCAGCCGGTATACTGAAATCGCGAGCCTGAACTCGGACATAATCAAGAATCCAAACTTGATATATCCCGGCCAGGTTCTAAAGTTACCGACATGAGCAATATAAAACTTCTTGTCGTAAAAGACGGCAAAACGTACGATATGAGCGAGTTGGTTTCAAGCGTGAAATGGACGGGACGCAAAGGCTCGTCTGCACGCTCTCTTTCCGTGACCTTTATTGACGACGACGGTTATGGGCATGACCGGACGGGAATCGACGTCGAACAAGGTCACCAATGTATATTTTACTGGAAAAACAAAGAGCTTTTCAGGGGAATGTTTATGCGGCAGGAGCAATCCCGCAAAAAGACTATGACCGTCGTTGCCTACGATAACGGGATTTATCTTGCTAAAAATAAAGACACTTTCAATTATACGGATAAGACGGCCTCGTTTATATTCAATGACTGCTGTGCACGCTTTGGCATACCCTGCGGAGCCGTGGCAGATACAGTTTATACGATACCTGAATTACCGAAACCAAAAACGACGCCGTGGGACGTTATTTGCGACGCTTTAAGCCTGACATATAAGGCTGCTGGTATTCGTTATTACCCGCTATGCGCCGGAGAAGAAATGCAGCTCCTGGAGCGTCGGCAAAATATATTACAATGGGTTATTGAAACCGGCGTTAACCTTGAGGACTATAAGCTTACGAAAAGCATTGAAAATGTAAAGACACGAATAAAACTGCTCTCGAAAGAGGGCACGGTACTCGCGGAGGAAATTGACGACGCCCTTGAAGCAAAGCTCGGCGTTTTTCAAGACGTTACACAAATAAATGACGAAATGACGACGGCACAGCTTAAAGAGCTCGTTAAAACCACGCTTGAGGAAAATAACACACCGGCGCACTCTCTTACCGTGTCGGCTCTCGGACTTCCTGAAGTTTACACGGGTATAGGTGTCTTTATTAGCATTAAGGAGCTCGGTATTGCTAAAACCTATTACGTGGAGGAGGATACACATACTTTTGACGGCAACTATCACAGCATGAATCTTAGCCTTGTCCTTGCGTCTGATGTTGATAAAGCTAAACCCACAGAAAAGACAGAAGAATCGGCGCCCGAAATTAAGGTCGGTGATACGGTACAGTTCGCAGGCGGTTATCATTACGTTAGCTCGACGGCCTCGTCGCCCTCGGGCGGCGCGCGCACGGCCGGTACCGCAAAATGTACGATTCTCGCCAAAGGCGCGGCACACCCCTACCATCTTATCGGTAATAGCTCGAATGTATATGGCTGGGTAGACGCTGACAAAGTTAGCAAAGCATAAAACGAGCCAAAACAAGCCCCGGACCTCCCATATCGTATTTTAACGGTCCGGCCTATTATAATTACTCTAAACAGTCAAAACGCGATATGGGAGGTCTGGCAAGCGAAAGGAGCGGCTTATGGAAATTCAAGAGCCTACAAGCATAAAGGAGCTTTTACAAGGGCTGGTGCCCGAGGCTATGGCGGTTATTCAGGGGAAAGTTATAGCGGAAAATCCGCTTGAAATTCAAGTGATTAATGATGAAAAGCTTATTCTTAAAAAGAATAATATTTGCTTGCCGCGGCACTTATCGACCTATAAAACGACTATTGATATTGCGCTCGGTTCGGGCGGGATTGATAGCGTTACGAAAAGCGGGCAAGGTAATCACCCGCACGGCTCAAGCGGTGAGCACGACGGGCATACGGACGGTGACGGTTCGCACGGCCACCCGAACAGTGAAGGCGCACACGTCCATAATGTAGCTACTTTTAATATAACGGGCGCGACTATGACGGTATATAACGGACTTAAAAAGGATGATATTGTCTATATTTTAAGCTTTAATCACGGAAAGAAGTATTACATTTTAGACAGGGAGGCGTAAGTTATGAGTGTATTTATACCCATTCCAATCGGAGAAATTGAAACGGAACGGGAACAGCCCTCGCTGACGTACGGCCTCGACTTAAAAAGGGGGCGCATAATCGGCAAAATTGACGGTCTTGAGGCGGTTAAGCAATTTATTCATAAGGCCTTGATTACTCCGCGCTTCCGCTGCCTTATTTATAATAACCAATACGGAAGCGAAATAAAGCAGACGATAATCGCAGACGATGCCACGCGGGAATACATTGAAGCTGATATGCCGCGAATTGTTAAAGACGCGATTTTAACGGACGGCCGTGTTCTCGACGCATACGACTTCTCTTTTTCATTCGACACGGAGGAGGCATATATCCGCTTTACAGCAAAAACTATTTTTGGTGAGACCGTTATCGAGGAGGTGCTTTAATTGTTTGAAGACAGAACGTATGTAAACCTAATGGCCGAGGTACTTGAGAAAGGTTCGGCGCTTGGCGTAGATATTCGTCAAGGGAGTATTTTTTATGATTCAGTAGCGGGCGTATGCCAAAAAATTGCCTCGTTCTATGCTGACCTGGCTACCGCTTTCGATCTCGTGATACTTCCAACGGCAGTTGGCGAGTATCTGGACCAAAAAGGATATGAATATGGCATAACAAGGAACGTTGCAACATCGGCTCGGTATGAGTTTAGGTATGAAGGAACAAAACCGACAGCAGGGGGACGCTTCTTTGCGGATTCCCTTTATTTTGTACTCGTTGATATTGGCGGCGTATTATTTCTTGACGCAGAGAAAACCGGTACTGGAGGTAATTACATAGCCTCAGGTACGGCGGCAGTTCCTGTAAACACAATTAATGGCCTTACGGCTTCGTCTTTCGGAGAACTTATAGACCCGGGAATAAATACGGAGGATGATGAAAGTTACCGGTCGAGAATCCAAGAAAAGCTTGGGGGTTCGGCAGAAAATGGCAATCAACAGCATTACAAGACATGGTGCGAGGAAGTATCAGGCGTCGGAAGAGCCCGGATTATTCCGCTTTTCGCAGGTGAAAATACGGTAATGGGCGTCATTATCGGCAGCAATGGAGAGCCTGCCGTCGAAGCGGTCGTGGAACGCGTTCAGGAATATATTGACCCTGCAACAAAAGGTCTGACGGTTGAATACAAGGGTAATACGGTGACCATCGGAGACGGACTGGGAAACGGAGCGGCAAATATAGGAGCACATTTTGCCGCAGTGGCGGCAGAAAATTATCTTATTTCGGTTTCCTTTTCAGCGGTACTGGTATCAGGCGCCTCGCAGCAAGACTTAGCCGAGGAAGCTTCGGAGGCGATACAGGACTATTTCAAAGAACTTGCGCTTGACGCTTCCGAAGGCGAGAATGTGGTGGTCCGCATCTCTACCGTTGGATCACTGCTATATGCCTTGCCGTCAATTGTGGACTACTCAAGTCTTTTATTCAATGGCCTGCCTGTTAATATAGAACTGGAAAGCACACAGGTAGCCGTCCTTGAGGGGGTGGAAGTCATTTGAAATTATATGATAACGTTTTTGCCAGTGGCTATGAGGAGCTTAAGACCTTCTACCCGGTGTTTTATTTAGACGTGTTGGAAATGAATGCGTTATTGCAGGCATATGGCGGCCAGATTGACAAGATACAGAAGGGAGTTATAACCGCCGTAGATAATTGTCTTGTTTTTACGATGGATTCGGCAACCTTAAGAAAATTTGAAACCTTCCTCTCTATCACTTACGATGGAGAGCGGACGCTTTCGGAGCGGCGCAAGACCGTTAATGCATACCTTACAGAAAAGGGGCATATCGGGGAGCGCGAAATAAGGGAGCTTGTCAGCATGTTTACGTCTGGCGATATCGGCGTGGATTTTGTTGATGGGGCTATAATAGTTACGATTTCCCGGGAAATGTCGGGTTACTTTAATGTATCGGATTGTCTTGCACTTCTCAAAAAGAGGATACCGGCGCATCTTGGCGTTGTTTTAAACGATTCGGTAACACCTATCGGCTTCAAAGAGAAAGAAAATATCTACAGCCTTGTTGAACTTAATTTGATTCTGGGCTCTTTTAAGCCGGATTCATGGAGAATGAATTTTGAAGCTTTTAAAATTAAGCTGTCAGGCAAACGGCAAAAATATAACGTCGGCGGCATCCTTACGGCGGATAACATGTTCACGTTTGACGGTTCAGTGCTTTTTGACGGTTCAAGAAAATTTAATGCAAGCATAACGACGGAAACTTTGTAAAGGAGGATTTTATGGCTGACACAAGCGTAATTACAGTTATGCGGAGAAGAATTCTCTGCAAGGCGACAAGCGGGGCAATTTCGTCCATGCCGGCTATTACAAAAGTCGCCTTTGGCGATGGCGGAGTAGACGCAAACGGCGACCCCATTTCGCCATCCGAAACGCAGACGGCGCTCAACAATGAGATTGCTCGATATGACATCGACAGCGTGGAATATCCAGACGATACTACGGCCAGGTATACCGTTACTATTCAGGCGAACGACCTGATCGGTAAAAAGATTAACGAGGCCGCCCTTGTGGACGGCAATGGAAATCTGTGCGCAATCAAGAACATGTATTCAAAGCAAAAGGACGAGGGCGTAGCATTTACCTTTACGTTTGATGATGAGTTTTAAGGGAGGTTAGTATGGCGAATATTGAATTAAGTCCGAACCCGGAATTTAATACGGATATGGTAGCCTTTAAGACAGATACGCCGGTTCATGCAGATGAAATGAACGGGCGTTTTAGGCAGCTATTAGACAACGAGAAGGTTATCAGTCTACAGATGGCAGAAAATACAGGCTCGTGCAAAAAAGCGTATACGGTGATAATCGGGACCGCTCTAAGCGGACATACAGAAAAGGATTGTGACTATCTGTGTACCGGTGTTGATGACCAGGAAACAATATTGGAAGCCCTATCCGAAGTTAATGCTTATGGTGGCGGCGGAAAGGTCTTACTGTTAAACGGAACCTATCATCTGTCGGACTGCATTAGTCTGCCGATTGGCTGTAGCAATATTACAATCAAGGGAATGGGCAGCAGCACTCTTATTAAGAAAGAGTATAACTTGACGGTGACAGCAAATGAGGATTATGATGGCAGAAGCCTTTTCGGCGTCATGTACTGTGAGTCGGTAGAGAACGTTACTTTTCGTGACTTCTGTATAGATGGTAATAAAACCAATTATATGGATACCGTTGATGAAAAGGGCGGTTTTGGAACACAGGGAATAGCATTGTATAATTCAAATCATATTGAGATACACAATGTGAAGATTATTAACACAAATCAGTATGCCATTTATATTGATAACAGCAAGCATATTGACCTGAATCAGAATACCTTAAAAGATGACCGTTCAGGCATAGCCATAGCAGGTTCATCTTATATTGACATAGGTATGGTTGATTTTGAATTGTCTAACGACGATTACAGCTATTATGACTATACAGTTGCTATCAGTGTTGATTATGATAGCAGTTATGTAGTAATAGATAACAATCACATATTTAGTAATAGCTTGATGAGTTTAACTGGTTCTCATATACAAGTCATAAATAACAAGATGGGGAGTAAGGATAAACCATTATATAAGATGACGCCTATAATTTTGAGCGGCTGCCGATTTGCCGATATTATAGGAAATGAAATATTTATGAGTAGCGGCGAAAACTTTATATACGCATATAGTAGTTTCCATAGCAATATTAAGATATTAAATAATGGTTTCTATGGTGATGAACATAATAACAGATATATATATCTGTATACTGGGGCAAGCAGGACAAGCGCTGATATTTTGATAAGTAATAACATTATGTCAGGTCATCCGAGTGGATATGGAATATGCATAGCGCGTTCGAATGACGTTATTATATCTGACAATATTATGGAGGTAAATACAGGAATTTATTTAAACGCTTGTTCAAAGGCGAGTATAGACAATAACGACATTATAGGCTGTAATGCAGGTTACGATGCCATAGCTCTGGTCGGTTCCTCGTTTGTCAATACTACTAATAATACAATGGATACTTTTCGATATATATCATTAGATTCCAGTTCGACAAATAATCGGGTAGACGATAATACTCTCATCAATAACAGAGGGATAAT